TACACCTCTCGTTACCTACACTTCGGTCATCAGTTTCAAACAGGGCTGTAAAGTACTGACTCCTACTTATAAGTAACGAGCAACTATCACAGTAGTTACTTCTATCATCACAACACTCAAACTAGGACTACAATCCACAGAGCCCTTTATAATGATGTGATAGATAGCCTAGAACAGACACTATCGCTTCACATACAGCGTAACAATATATGTAGGGAAAAATATAAACACCTACTACGCTGATAAGCAGTTAACTTACCCATAACTCTTTGTATACAAAGTTCTCACTCTCGTGAAGTGTCTGCTCTAAGCTACCTACCTATATCGTTTGCACGACTTGTACAGGGAGTACTATGTAATAGATAGATAGCACGATACCTACAACTTATTGAATAATTTATTGGTTGCAACGCAACAGTTGAGAACATCAATCTCGTATAGATATCGTGCTATGTATAGATAGCTTGTAACACACTTTCTCAGTTTACTTGTAGTTTATGTGCCGACACACTCCTGTACTTCAATGTGCTACAAGCTACCTACTAACCTTTACGCAAGTGTCCAGCTTGTTTTATACTTAGTAGATAGCAGGGCTTGGCGTAGATTCACTACGCGTAGGCATGTGAAATGGTGTATGCTATGTAGCATACGCCTACATGGACAAGCCACTCATTAGTTCTTATATAAAAACTACTAACAGTAGTCGCATACCATAGTCATAGGTAGTTGTAACCCACAACTTTTGCAGTATGGCTTGAATAAATCGCTATGGCTAGGGCAACAACCTTCTGCTATATCATGGTCGTACTTAGTGTCGCCTAGCAAAGCTAGTTTCTCCTCGTAATCAGCGTTAGTAATACCCTCATAGTGTCCCTCATCAATGGACTTCTGTTTAGTATCTATAACATCGTGAATACTAGCTAGGTATTCAGCATGTTCTTTGCTGTTTACTTTGAAGTCAACTTCCCTACACGAGTAACAAGCTCGTTGTGATGATGTATTCTTACGACAGTAAATACATGCACCAGAGGGAAGTGGTATGTCAGGTCTTACAGTAGGCTCACGCATACTGTCTATGGTAGAGCCTTCTTTGTAAGTACCCTTCGGCAAGTAACTTGCCTTGTCAGTATTATGTCCTTGTATAAACATATCATTATTCTCCTACTCTATCTATATATAGAAACAATTTAGTTCCTAACCTGCTTATAAATCCTGTTTTTTCATAAGCTAAAGTAAGTGCTAGATTTCTTATTCTCCAATAAGATAATATTTTTCTTATCATAATGATTCCCCTTTGTATGTATGCAATAAATACATAATGTATATATTGACTTGTAATTTTGCTTGAACTCAAGCTAACATCTCTTGCTATTCATAAGACCCTGTATACTAGTGAGACTTGACAACCCCTATGCGGTAACCACTATGCGTTCATAATTTCGTATTTAAATATATAGACTCAAAAAAAATTCAAAAGTTTTTTTCTATATAGACTATGCCTACTAGCAATTTATTTCCTATGTATTTTTTTACAGGACTGAGAGGCGTTCACATTACTATATATAAACATTATGCGTAATACTTATGCATAATCATATTCGTATGCATAGATTTACCAGAGCTGATAATCGTTCACTTATGTATGCATATTTTTCGTATGTATACGCCCCCCTATGCGAAAAAAAAATTTTTATTTTATTTCATATATATAGGGGAATCTGGTATAATTCTTATATAGGGAAAAACCCAATAGAATTAGGCTTTTGCTCTGAGAGAACGATAGAGCCGATTTAAGACCTAGTTTTTGCTTTTGGGCTACAATTCCCCACAATCAAGATAAACCCCTCTTAAAATCAAACCTCAAGCGAGTTAGAGCTATTTTAAGCTAATGTTTTGTATCTAGGTATACCTTTTTTGATTAGGTTGATTATGCATAATGCATAAGGGGAGAGCATAAAAAAAACCCCCTCCAAAGAGGGGGCTTTTTGTTTAGGCTTGATTTAGTAATCTAAAGGGGAGCCTTTAAATTTACTATTCATAAATGCCTTTGCTTGTTGAATCGTTGGGACTTTGCCCTCAAATTCTTGAGCTATACGATTAGAGCCTATAAGCCCCATAAATTCGCTACTCATTGAGCCATTTTTCAATGGCTTTAGAGCCTTACGATTTAAGGGACTAGGGCTAATTTCCATAAGGGCTTTGAATTGAATTACAGCTTCATACTGTTTCAATACCCCTAATGGCTTATAGTTACCATCTACCAAATCGCAGATTACATAACGCGTTTTGCCCTCCGATTCCTTATCGTATTTTAGGGAAATTTCGCCACGAGTTTTTACAACTGTGTATTTCCCGAATTTGCTTTTGTATGGTTGAAATAGAGATTCTTGTGTCCCCATTTTTTACCGCCTTTTCTTTAGCGATTCGGCTTTTCCGAATCTGTTATTTTTAAAGCTAGTACAAGTTTCAAATCTTGTCAAGCACCAAAAGAACACGAGCCGAACATTAGCTTTTTTTTATTGTTTTGTTTCCCTTACGCGTAGGGCATATGCAGACTATAAATCGTTTCAATGCATAGGAACTAATTTTAAATCAACATGGGACACATAGGGGCATACATACGCGTATGAGTGCAAATCTAGATGTAAAGTTTAGATTTAGATTTCTTATAATACGAGTACGCATTATGCCTACGCATGTGTATGCGAGGGGGGATTTAACCTAGCTACCCCCTATATATAGTACGTAAGTAGAGAAAAATTATGTGGTAATTTGTCTAATTAGGTACTGTGGTGTAGCAGGTATATTACACGACAAGGAAGGTATAGTTGAGAACTACACCACCGTACACTATGTCCTACTTTAACAGTAAAGGGGACTAAACACAAGCGTTTAAAACTTTCTTTTAAATGTGTAGTGTTTGTCGTTTTGTGCGTGAGCGGACATATGCGTGCAATTTTTTTAAAAATTTAATAACCTTATTCCTTGGGTACTAGCCTTGTGGTAATCCCAGTCCTTATCCTTGATAAGTAGCTAGCTTTTAGCCGTCCGATAGCTCCTTTACCTGTAAATACCTTATTAAAAAATATTTGTAACTTTACTATAACAGTATGATATCTATATGCAAGAACTAGGTAGACAACTTGTTAGGAAATGGTATGAGACTATAGTTGACACAGATGGCAACATCGTGTATGTCGTGCGTCCTGCTGGTAAAGAAGAAAAAGAAAAGGGTGCTGATTTTTTTATAGTATCTAATGAATTAGAATCTAGGTTTCTTAAAGTAAAAACAGATAAAGAAATAATAAAAACAGACCTAGTTTCTTTAGAACTATATAAAGAAAACGACCAACTAGAAATAGGCGAAGCAATGCAAACATTCCCAGATTACTTTTTCTACTGGATTTACCCAACCGCAGAGCTTCTTTACTGGAATCCTTCAGAGCTAAATCCGTACCTAATGAAACAAGTAATAGAAATAAAAAATTTTTTTTCACACACAATAAAGCTCGATAAGAGCGAGTTGCTCGCAACAGGGCTGGTACGTACGCATACGATATCAGAAAATTTATTACAAGAAATCTTAAATAAAAAATATTAATATAAGCAAATGGGTAAGTTAATTGCAATTTGCAAGAGTTGCAACAAACCACTTGAGATAACTAAGAAGCACAAGAAATGTGTTAATCTTGGTTGCATAAGATATAATGCAATTATTATAAGGAGATAACATGTACGGTAAAATGTATGGTAAGCCTAAAAAGAAAAAGGGCAAAAAAAAGAAAAAAAGAATGTAATGGCACACGAGACGCGTAAGAAGAATCTATTAAAGAAGCATGGACTATCAGGTGTTAACAAACCAAAACGCACACCAAAACATCCTAAGAAGTCGCATGTTGTTTTAGCTCAAGAAGGACATACTTTAAAGTTAATTAGATTTGGACAACAAGGTGTCTCAGGTGCAGGTAAAAATCCTAAGTCAGCTAAAGACAAAGCTAGAAGAAAATCTTTTAAGGCACGCCATGCTAAGAATATTAAAAAAGGAAAGATGTCTGCTGCCTATTGGGCAAACAAGACAAAATGGTAGAGGAGATATATTATGGCAAAAAAGAAACCAGCAAGAAAACCAATAAACGCAAAGACAAAAGCAACTTTGCAAAAGAAAGCTGCAAACTCTAAATATACTTATGGACAGCTTGCACAAGTATACAGAAGAGGACAAGGAGCATATTTATCATCAGGTAGTAAGTCAGCTTCCATGGCTGCTTGGGCTATGGGGAGAGTTAATAGCTTTATTAGGGGTGGTCATTCTCAAGATAATGACATAAAAAAGAAGGGCAAATCTAGTGCCAAAAAGAAAAAATAAATATGAAAAAGGTGTTCCTGCTAAATATCTTAAGAATAAAAAGAACCCTAAATCAAAGGTCGCGGCTGAGATTAGAAGAACAGCTAAGGCGTACAAAGAGGGTAGATACATAGATTTGAAAGCTGTACAGAAATCAAGAGCAACAAGAAAGAAAAAAAAATAATGGATGAAACAGAAATTGAATATTCAGGTAATCCTAATTGGGCAGGTGATGATTGATGGCTAAAACTGTAAGTTGGATGTGGAAGGGTAAAAGGTATTATGGTACGCTCATTAGAGAAACTAAGACACATAAGTTTGCTAGAACAAAAAACGGAAAAATAAAGAAAATTAAAAAATGAAAGTTAAAGGCGTAGATATATCAAAACTTACTAAGTCTCAACAAAAGGCTATGAAAAAACATTCCAAACATCATACAAAAAAACATATGCAATATATGTACAACAGTATGAGAAGAGGTAATAGTTTTAGTAAAGCACATGTAAATGCACAAAAGAAAGTAGGTAAGTAATGCCAAAAAGTAATGGTAACTATTCTGAAGCACAGAAAAAAATTGCACGAGTTGCTCCACCATTTGACAAAATAACTGGTGCTGATTTTAAAAAATTACGACAAAGCGGTAAACGAAAAAAGAAAAGCTAATGGCTAATTTATTTAGTGAGCCTAAAGCACTCAAGAAATGGGCGATTGCATTAGCTAACGCTTGTGGTGGACAAGAAGTACAGCAATCAAGTATAAAATTAAATCAACATAATGTTGCAAAAGTAGATAAATTGTTAGAACAATTTGTTATAGATTACAACTTTAATATGCAAACTATGAATGAAGTAAGAGCAAAACAAGAAGAAGAATGAAAAAATCATATTGGATAAGATTTAAAAATAGTGATTTTAAAAAAGATAAAGAATTAGTTTACAAGATGTTAACTGATTTAAGAATAAAAGAAATGGATATTAATGCCTAATTTAGTTTGTGTATCTCCAGAATGCGACAATGCATTACCTAAAGGTAAAAGAAAATATTGTTCTGATACTTGTAAATGGAGAGAACAAAAAAGAGTACATAGAAATGCAAAACAAAATAGAGAATACAAACCAGAAGTAAAAAAAGTAAATAAATCTAAAGTAGCTACAACAAGACGAGGTGCTTTGTATGACAAGTTTGTAGAAGAAGGTTATGCATTAGATTTGATAAACGGAACAATGAAGCGTAATGCAATAGCAGAATTACTAGGTTGTACTCCAGCACATATTTCTAGATTACTTGGTGCATATCAAGAAGATATAGAACAAGCTGCACAAACTAAAAATTGGAAAAAATCAGAAGCTACATTACAAGCAGAAAAAGATTTTCAAGATTTTAGAGATATGTATTTTCAAACAGAAAAAGGTGAGTTGTTTGAAACAGCAGACTTTCATAAAGTATGGATAGACTCAATTATAAAAGCTATAGAAACAGGTGGACAACAAATGATTTTATCTCCACCTAGACATGGCAAAACAGAATTACTTATACACTTTGTAGTTTGGCTTATATGTACTAATCCTAATATTAGAATTATGTGGGTTGGTGGTAATGAGGACATTGCAAAAAACTCTGTGTCATCAATTATGGATACATTAGATAACAATGACAAATTAAAAGAAGCATACTGTGGACCAGGTGGTAGTTTTAAACCAGCAAACAGAACTGGTAAATCTTGGTCACAAAATCAATTTTCTGTTGCAACAAGAACTATACCTGGTATTAAATCACCTACAATGATTGGAATTGGTAGAGGTGGTAAGATTCTATCTAGAGACTGTGACATTATTATTGCAGACGACATTGAAGACCACAGTTCTACAATGCAACCTAAGTCTAGAGAAAACACAAAACAATGGTGGACAACAACATTAGGTTCTAGAAAAGAAGAACATACAGCTATGGTCATTATTGGTTCAAGACAACATCCAGAAGATTTGTATTCATCACTTTTAAACAATACAGCTTGGGAAACAATAGTAGAAGAAGCACATGATAGCATGTGTGCAATACCAGAGTTTGATGAAGACAAACATACAGATTGTATGTTATGGGGTAGTTTCAGAACTTTTAAATGGTTAATGAATAGAAAAAATGACGCATTAACTACAGGTGGACTTAGGAACTTTGAAATGGTTTATTTAAATAAAGCAATAGCAGAAGGTCTTAATATATTTAATCCTGAAATAATAGAACAATGTTATGACACATCAATACCTCTTGGTTATATACCACAACAAAGTTATTTAGTTGCAGGTCTTGACCCTGCTGCTACAGGATATCAAGCAGGTTTTTTATGGGCTGTAGAAACAGAAAGCGGTAAACCTAAGCTAACAATGGTTGATTTAGAAAATCATCAAGGTGGAGGTCTAGATGAAGCATTAGAGCTTATGAAAAAATGGTATGACAAATATAATTGTTATCATTGGGTCATAGAAGAAAATGGTTTTCAAAAAGCTATTAGACAAGATGAAAGAATAAAAAAGTTTGCAGCAACACAAGGTATTAAACTAGAAGGACACGAAACACATAAAAACAAATGGGACGAAAAATTTGGTGTTACATCTTTAGCTCCTATGTTTCAAGAAGGTGTAATAACATTACCTTTTGGTGATGATGAAGGAATATCTAAATCTATACTATACACAAAGCAACTGACATATTTTGCGTCAAAAGGTCAAGGTAAAAGAGGTATGGCATCAGATGTTGTAATGGCATCATGGTTTCCTATGAAAACTGTAAGAACATTGACTAGACTAACATATGCTGATTTGTCCTATGATTACGCACCAAGCTATGATAATTATGATACTATGGATTGGAACGAGTTACCTTGGAGTTAAATAAGTGACACCAGAACAAATATTGGACAGAGCTGTATATCTTAGACATATGCACAGAGATGCATTACCTGATAGACATAGATTTAAAAGCATACTAAATGGTGGAGAAAAAGGTATAGCAGAACTTTTAGGTACAACAAAAGTAGATAGTGGTAACTTACCAGCACCTAATTTAATGTTATCTGCATTAGATAGATTAGCTCAAAAAATAGGCAAAACACCATCTACAGAAGTACAAATAACAAATGCTAGAGATAGTGGTCGTAACAAAGTTAAAAAAGAAAAGTTAGAAAGAATTATTACATCTTATGACAATATGCAAAAACTTGAGTTACAACTACCACAAGTTGCTAGATGGTTACCTGGTTATGGATTTGCAGTATGGGTAATTACAACTAAGAAAGACACAAACGGAAATATATATCCTTGTGCAGAGTTAAGAAATCCTTATGATTGTTACCCTGGTTATTTTGGTAATATGCAAGAACCACAAGAACTTGTTATTGTTTCTAACATACCTCTAAAAGAATTAATAAAAATGTACCCAGAACTTAAATCGTGGTACAACACACAAGACGAAGATAGAGAAAATAACCCAGCAGGAATATATGGACTAAATGATAACGAAGGTAGTTGGGCTAACTCAGGTGAAGATGGAGATGTAATAATTGAATACATGAATCCTGAAGGTACATATGTTGTACATCCAGCTTCTAAAAAGATTGTTGATTTTGTACCTAATCCTCTCAAATCAGGACCAGCATTTGTTGTTGCTAAAAGATTTAGTTTTGATAAATTACAAGGACAGTTTGACCAAGTTATAGGTTTAATGGCAGCTATGGCAAAAATAAACATTTTATCTGTTATAGCTATGGAAGATGCAGTTTTTACAGAAACAAACATTATTGGCGAAATAGAGTCAGGTAAGTATAGAAAAGGTAGACATTCTATCAACTATTTAGCTCCTGGTTCTCAAGTAGTAAAACCAATTACTAATTTGCCATATCAGTTGTTTGAATCTGTAGGAAGACTCGAAAGACAATTAAGAGTAGTAGCAGGTTATCCAGTTCAAGATGATGCAATATCTCCTAATTCTTTTGTAACAGGTAGAGGTCTAGAAGAACTAGAGTCTGGCGTAGGTCAGATGGTATCTGAATACCACACTATTTTAGAATATGCGTTACAAGAAGTAGATGCAAAGCGTCTTGAGCTAGATGAAATTTTGTTAGGTAACAAACGTAAACCTATGACAGGAACATACAAAGGAGCATCCTTTGCAGAGTTTTATACTCCAGATAGAGATATTGATAGCAACTATATGACTAAAAGAAAATATGGTGCTATGGCTTCTTTTGATGCACCTAATAAAATAATTACTGGTTTGCAATTATTGCAAGCAGGAATTATAGACAAAGAAACAATGCAACAAGAAATGGATGGATTAGATAATATAGTTCAAATTAATGAAAGAATAACAAAACAAAAAACAGAAGAAATATTATTCCAAATGTTATTGCAACAATCACAACAAGGTGATACAAAAGCAATGATGGCTGTTGTTGAAATATATAATAATCCAAAAGCTATTGGTAAAACACTAGAGAAATTCTTTTCAGCAGTAGGTGAAGAACCATCTCCTGAAGAACAAGCAATGTTACAACAATCACAACAAGCACAAGCAGTACAACAAGGTGGTCCACCAAATCTACAAGCATTACTTGGTGGTGGATAATGGAAGGTGCAGAGTTCGAATTTGCTGAAATAGTAGCAAGAAACTTTCCAGAATACATACCGCCAATAACAGAATATACAGTAGAAGAACGAATTGTTAATAGTATTACAATCGCTTATATACCAGGCGTTGGTAGATTAGACATGTTAATAATTCCTGATGAAGAAGGATTTTATGGGTAGAGGAGTTAAAGGAAAATATAAAGCTGAAAACTTTAAAGGTGAAGCTACAGAGTTAGCAGAGTTAGAAAATGCAGCAATGATGGCTGGTGAAGATAATGCTGTTGTAGAAACAGAAGTTGCACCACAACC